TTATTGAGACTAGCTTTACATGGACGATTAACCCATGAAGTTTTTTACTTCTATTATACTTCGCTTACTATTTGTAAGCTCAGCTTTATTTTTGTTTTGCCGCACGAATCCAGCCATCGCGGCATTTGGTAGTGTTGCGACACTTGGTACCGGAACAAGTGTTACATCAAACACTACGTTAGCAGTAACCACTTCTGCGCAACTAGATGCTAATAACATTGGGTTATGTCTATTGGCGTTTGACAATACGTCTACTACTGATGGTAATACCAGTGAAGTTTCTAGTATTGCAGATGGGGCGAGTAATATATGGAGTAAGCTACGCGAATTTACAAATGGCCAGGGTGGTGCAGCAGCAGGAGCATCGGTGTCTGTTTGGTTTACTAAAGCGACTTCTACTCTTGCTTCATCAGGAACCATAACGATTACATTTGCAAATACGATTACATCTAAAGCAGCTACATGTTGGGAATTTACGGTATCCGCAGGGAATACCATTAGAATTGTTACTGGTGGAGCCACTGACGTTGCTACGGATGCTGGTCTTGATCCTCCGTCAATAGCACTATCTAGTCTTGTGAGTAAAGAATACTTATTCGTACGCGCTATGGCATGGGAGCATGATAGCAGTACTAATTTAACACCTACTACAAACTATACCATTTTTACGAATGCTGTGGCGTCTACTGGCGTTGACGCGACTAGTCAAACTGTAAAAGGAGAGTTTAGAATTTTAAGCGCTACTGGAGATACTAGTGACCCTACTAGAACGATAGCATCAGGACGCGACTTTGCCGACACATATATAGCCTTAGAAGAGATAGTTATAAGAAGATCAGTAATGCCAATTATATTCCAATGAAACGCTTTCTCGCTCTACTCTTATCACTTTTAATTGCAGTACCGTTTGCACCTACGCCAGCGTGGGCCGCGACTTACGGTGAGGCGAATGAGCCATGCGAAACAGTGGGGACTGCTTTAACCACCGCTGACAATCTCAAAACTGAAGTTGAGGCCGCAGCTAATGGCACTACGTTTTTGCTTGGCGCGGGTACATACGTGCACGGCGTTATCGTTCCGACCGCAACGAACCTTACGATCAAGCCAAATAATTGCGCCGTTGTTATCGGAACGGGGAGTTGGCAACTCAACGGTTCGCCGGATGGGTTAACCTTGGCTGGTTTTAAAGGGGACGGGACCGATCAAGCTTCGTATGTCGTTACCACCGGTAACGGCACGAACAATGTGACTATCAGGAATATGACGCTGCGCGGCGGCAACCTCTCTGCGATTCGCGGGCAGCACACGCTTTCAGATTGGCTTATAGAAGGTAACGACATTGATAATAATGATGGTCCGACCTGCACGGGTACGACGACGGTGGACTTTGGCGGCACGACAGTTGGGGTAGTAAAGACTAATATCACAGTCAGAGGGAATAAACTACAGGAGCATGTCTGTGAAGATCCGTCCCAGTTTAATCAATGGGCGGGTTTGCTTTTAATTGAATATAACTGGCTTCCAGGCCCTACGAATGCAAATCACATAGACGTCAAAAGCCCCGCTCTCTCTACTGGTGATTTAATAGTTCGTGGAAATTACTCGCAAAATAGAGGCTTGGCAAACGGTGCCAATTTACTTATTCAGGGCAATGCTACCGTGCCGACGTGGCCCGTTGGTGTTACGTGCCTGGTTGAAGATAATGTAATCGAAGATGGCTTTAGAACATTTCGTATAGGAGATACGGGACAAGCACAGCCAGGACCACAAAACTGCACGATTAGAAATAATACGCTGCGAGGTACGCAGGCAGATGTCGAGCTTTTACGTCTATCAAACGTTGGAAACATCGTTCATAATAATACATTCTACAAAGGGGAAATAGAGTTTCATTCTAGCGGCAGTAATCAAACGTTCAAGAATAACCTCTGTAGCGCGTGTGTTTATGCAATGCCCGCAGCCGAAGTTTTAGCTTGCTCGAATAATGTAAACTTCAACAGCACAGGTACATTTCCGGCTGTATGCACTTCGACGCAGACAGGCGATCCTAACTTATCGAATCCAGATGCGGGCAACCTTACGTTGACGGCGGGTAGCTCCGCAATAGGTAACGGGGTTGCGATTGCTGGACTGACTTGCAATGGGGCTTGTGACATAGGGCGCTACCAAACGCCAAAGGCTACAAGTTGCGTAGTAGAAAATGCTACACCAAGCCGCATTGATGTAACATTTACGAATAATAGCAAACCACCTATTCAAACTGGTGCTGTTACAGGTATTACAATCCAGGTCGCGGCAGGAGATAGAGTTGAATCGGTCCCAACAGTCAATGGTACGAATATCATCCAGTATACGATTGATGGTGTAGCTGTCAGCAATGGTCAGGCAGTGACATGGGCTGCAGCGTCTACTAATACCGTTACGGATTCTAGCGCCGTAGGAGAACAACCCACTGATCAATCATTACTTGCTACAGGCACCATAGCATGTACCAATAATGTAGGTGAGGCTCAGAGCTATAATTTTGTCACTACGGCATTTCAATTTTACAGATTAAGAACAACTAGTGGCTCGTTAATTATACACCCTCATGCGGCAGCGGCAGTAAATACCAATATTAGTTTGCCATTGGGAGGAGCATTTGTACTAGACATACAGATAGACGGAACCTTAGCTGATCCTCCAGCTATTGGAGCTATCTTACGGTATAGTAAAAACGCTGGTGCTTATACAGTAATACCAGATGCTTTTGATGCTGATAATATTGCTTTTTACGGTACAGACGACTCGTCAAGTGATATCATCACACAAGGCACGGCTACTACTAGCTGCCTATCAGGCGCGCTAACCGTTGTTAATGGCCTAACCATAAGAACATCTAATGCGATACCTACTTTTGACCAAACGCAAGATGACTGTACGGTGTTACGTTTTATACTTAAGATAGACACTGACGCTACATTAGTAGATACTTATGATTTTAGGCCATATAATCAAAATGGCGATGCGTTGGATACCTACACGGTAACGCCTAGAATAACTGTTATTGATTACATAGCAGGAAGCGGAATGTAGATTATTAACTTGGTAAATAGGGGGACAAGATGAAAAAATTATTGCTTGCTTTGGTAACTATCATGCTGATAGCAACACCAGTGTTTGCGGCGGATATAACGTTAAGATGGACGGATAACTCTAATAACGAGGACGGCTTTCGTGTAGAGAGAAAAGTTGACGCTGGGGTATACGCTCCGTTAGTTAGCACTGGGGTTGATATAGTCACTTATGTAGATAACACACTAACGATAGACCCTCTAGTAGATAAAACGTATTGCTATCGGCTTAGTGCCTTTAACTCTACAGGTAGCTCGGGGCTGTCTAATGAAGCATGCGCTACGTTTAAGAAGCCTGCTCCTGGAGTGCCTGCGATAGTAGATATCACATGCACAAATTGCACTGTTACTATTAATGGTAAAGTCATAACTATACCGTAAGTATGAGGAGGTATTTATCAAAACTTTTTCTACTTCGTTTTTAGCTTTAAAAAATTCTTTAGAGGGACAGGTATGGGCGCATTTAATAGAGCTAGAGGTAAATGCTAATTCTACTGCCTACTTTACCAGCCACCCAGAAACGTTGACCTACAACGGAGTGACCTATACGCCAGTGCCCTTTGTAGTAGGTGAAGAGGAGCAGAGCGGCGAAGGTCAATTAGCGCAGATGACTGTAGGAGTGAGTAACTTTCAAGGCATGGCTTTGCGCTTTGCTAAGGACAACGATCTAAGCTTGAATGACGTAACAATACGTTTGATTAATACGACGCTGACGGTATCAGGCCAGGATGACAATGTAAAGTTGCAGATACTAAGTGCTGTGTATACTAACGAAGTAGCTAAGTTTGAATTAGGTTTTAACTTTAACTATGATGTAGATGGGCCGCGCCAAACTTGGAATCGTAGAGACTTCCCCTCTATACCATTTAATGTCGGTAAATTTTTTACGTTTTAATGCTATGGACTATGTTGGCATACCGTACAAGGAGAACAGCGTTAACCCTGATGAAGGGTTAGACTGCTATGGCATAGTACGTTATGTGCTAAACACAGAGCGTGGTTTAGCATTACCTGAAAAACCTCCTATCGCAGCTCGTTGGCACCGTTATGTGAAGCTGTTTAAGCCTCCGCTGCCTTATCCTATCAAGCACGACATACTTATGTTTGCAGAAATTATTCCTGGTATTGTCAATCATATTGGGATTATGATTTCTGCTACTGACTTTGTTCACTCAGGGTCAAAATTTGGCGGTGTAGTATGCGAGCCTATAAATAAGTACCGATATCTAATCACTGGCCTAGGCAGACCTCATGATCATTGAGCTACACGATATATTAGGTAATGAGGAGGCTGTAGGTCATAGCCCTGCCCCACCAGCAGGCATTACGCTAGGTCAATTGTTTGATCAAAACGCTAAGCTAAAAGCATTGGCTAGCTGCGTTGCTCAAGTAAAGCTCAATGGACTTAGGATCGACAACTGGCGCGAGATAGCCCCTGACAATAAAGATAAGATTACAATTGACATAATGCCGAAGGACCCTATAAGCGGAGCTTTAGCTGCATTTGCCGTTTTTATGGGTACAGGTACTACCGCATTGGCCGGAGCGCTTACGATAAGTAGCTTGCTAGGCACTTTGTTTTCGGTAGTGTCTTTTCTTGGCGGGCTATTTAATCGTCCTAAAGCATTGAAGTCTAGTTTAGTTAAAGAGTCGCCTACTTACAGTTTCGAGGGTATTAAGACAAGTTTTAATCCTGGTGGGCCAGTTCCGGTAGTCTATGGGGAACATCTAGTAGGTGGCCAATTGCTTTCTATGGCCGTAGACGTAGCCGAGGGTGGTACAAAGCAGACTCTTTCTATGTTGTTAGGCTTAGGTGTGGGGAATATTACTGATGTTAGCTGTGTGAAGGTTAATAATATTCCCATAGAAAACTTTTCTGATACTACATCATGGGAGTTCCGCCACGGCACGTCTAGCCAAGCAGCTATAACAGGCTTTGAGCAGGTAAGAAACACGTTCTCAGATGGCCGTGAAATTGGTTCTACATCTATTATTTATACTACAGTAGGTAACGAAATAGAGGCTGTTCAGCTACAAGTAGCTGCTTTAGAGGGCCTTGGATTTTTTGCTGGTGGGGGTGCTCCTAGATTTATTACTAACGAAACACGTTACAAAGTAGAGTATAAGCTAGCTGCTGATAGCGTGTGGACTGTGCTGCATAACCCTAGAGTTTTTGCCGGGGCTACAAGAGCCGCCCTTTGGGATGCAGTAGATATTAAATTTGGATCTAGGTCGGCTTGGAATGCAAGGTTAACTTGGCTTAGCTACGGTCCTAACATTGAACGATCTGGTAGGGGTGATCTAGCCGCTTATAGAATATGGCTGCGTAATGTAACTGAGATTATTGACCGTACTGAAGCTTATTCTGGTACGGCCACTATGGCAGTACGCGCTGTAGCTACAGCACAACTTCAAGGTGGTGCGCCTAATATTACTATGATGGAGCGCGGGCGTCCTGTACGTGCGTACTCAGACGAGACTACATTTGTTACCACATGGACTAGAAATCCAGCTTGGTGCGTACTGGATTATATGACTAACTCGTTTTACGGGATGGGTGCGTTCATCACAACAAGCAACGTCAACATACAGTCGTTTATTGACTTTTCTTCAGTGTGTAATTCTCTAGTACCTGATGGGAATGGTGGGTTAGAAACACAGCATTTCCTTGACTTAATAATGGACAAGAAAAAGCCTCACTGGGCTTGGGTTAATGACATTTTAGGACTTTATCGGTCTACTGTAATATACAGTCAAGGTAAATTTAAAATTATAACTGAGCGTGGAGACTTACCAGTAAGACAAGTTTTTCATACTGGTAATATAGTCCCTGGTACGCTTCAGCTCACCATTGGTGCTACTGATCCTACTAAGCCTAATCAAGCTACTGTAGTTTATCCTAATCGAGAACAAGATTATAACTTAGATACACTTTACGTGCAAAACTCTGCGTCAGTGCTTGGGGCAGGTGACCCTATTAAAGAGTTTGATATGGCTTTAATGGGTATCACACGCGAGTCTGAAGCTATACGTAACGCGCAGTGGCAGTTGGACAGAAGTAGACAGTCTGTAAGACAATTTCAATTTACTACAGGATTAGAGGCGATAGCCGTAGAACCTGGTGATCTGTGCCGGGTTGGCGTGATGACTACTGACTTTGAAATG